TGAGATTTTATAAAAGAAAATCCAAACGAAGACTTTGTGTATGTTTTGCAGCATCCACCACAAAACATTAATATTATGTCAGCATCAGACTATGGGTATCTGGTAATTTGTTTACCAGAAAATTCACAGATGATGTTTAGTCCTGGGCCGTTCATTAGAAAAATGCGTAAGAACTTGCAAGACTTTAAAGATACGGACTATATACTTTGCACAGGTGATCCAGCGATAATTGGTTTATCCACTGCAATTGCTAGTGACATAACGAACGGTAAATTTAATTTACTGAAATGGGATAGACAAGAAACTAGATACTATCCTCTTTCATTTAATTTGTACGAGAAAGGAGAAGAATAATGTCAGATATTAATTTTGAAGAAGATCAACAAGATCTTATAGAAAAAACAGATATTCAAACACTAGCCTCTTATTGTCAAGAGCTTCAACAAAAGGAGGACGAGATATCCTCATTGGAAGCACAAATAAAAAAGAAGAAAGAAGAGGCAGATAAAATTAGTTCAGAGATAATACCTAATATGCTCGCAGAGCAAGGGCTATCATCTTTGAAATTAGCTGATGGTAGTTCTATTGACGTTAGAAAGTCATACAACTGCACCATAAAAAAAGATGAAATGGAATCAGCTTACAACTGGCTTCGAGAAAACGGACTGGCAGACATCATTAAGAATGAGGTCGCTGTTCAGTTTGGTAAAGGCGAAGATAACAAGGCGGAGCAACTGCTTACCCTTGCAGAGCAAGAAGGTTATGAGCCTACTCAAAAACAAAAGGTAGAGCCCATGACATTGAAAGCTCTCTACAGAGAGCGTGTCGAGGCCGGCCTCGACATGCCCTCACAATTCTTTAATGTTTTTATTAAAGATCAAACAAAAATAGGCCGGAAGTAAAGGAAACAAGAACGATGAACCAAGTAGCAAAAAAAGAAAAATCAGACTTAGCTTTAACAGGCATGTTTGAGGAGGACGCTAATACAAGTTTTAGCAATATGGGGTCAGAAGACTTTGCATTGCCATTTCTTAGAGTGTTAGGTCAACTGTCTCCCGAGACTAACAAACGGGATGCAAAATATGTGGAAGGTGCTGAACCAGGTATGATATTTAATACCGTGACTAAGCAACTCTACGACGGTGAAGAAGGAGTCAGCGTAATACCATGTTATTACAAACGTGAATACGTTGAATGGTCTGATCGTGGTGAGGGCACAAGTGCTCCTATCGCGATACACTCTGTCGATAGCGGCATAATTAAAGAGGCAACTCGTGATGCAAGTTACAAAGATAGATTACCAAACGGTAATTATCTGGAGAACACAGCATCATACTTTGTGCTGTTGGAGTCAGGTGAGGCTGCTTTGATTTCTATGAAATCTACACAACTAAAAGTGAGTAGGTCATGGAACTCTATGATGAACAGTATCAAACTTAAAGGTAAGAATGGTATGTTCACTCCAGCTATGTGCAGTCACGTGTACAAACTAAAGACAGTGCAACAATCAAATGACAAGGGAACTTGGTTTGGTTGGAACATTGAAAAGGTTGGTCCTGTTCAAGACAAAGGTCTATACGAGCAGGCAAAAAGTTTTGCTGTAAGTGCTAATAAAGGTGACGTTACTGCAAAACATGGTGAAGAAGATACCAAGTCTAAAGACGCGGTACCATTTTAATCATGAAAGAGACGCGTAAATATTCCCCCCCTTACGCGTCTCTGACTTTTGACGAGGTGTGGCTAGCCGAAGATGAGCTGTGGGATATAAGTTTAAAGGAATCTAAGAAACAGAAAGAAGAGAGGATTAAAAAATTAAATGAACAGAATTTGTCCAACATGCAAAAAACAGTTCGAAATAACAAAGTGGCAGAAGAGTAAGATTTACTGTCAAGATATTTGTAAACCAGGATTCAAACCCAACGTTGGTAGACCAAGAGGGAGGCCAAAACGTGAAGTTTAAAAAAATATTTGAAGGCAACAACAGTGCCTATGGTCAATTAATTTTATCAGGGTTGACAAACGACAAAGGTAAAGCGGACGGTAAAGCTTACATAAAAAGGCAACCAATTAGCGACAATCTTTGGGAGGATCATTTGGCAGGAAAAGATCCTGCTTTGGGTGTCATACCCATAAATGAAAACAATATGTGTAAGTGGGGTTGTATTGATGTAGATCAGTACAACTTAGATCACCTATCTATTATGCGTAATATAAAAGGGTTTGATTTTCCATTGGTTACATTTAGATCAAAGTCTGGTGGAGCTCATCTGTTTTTATTTGCAAAAGATTTTATACCTGCCGCGTTAATGCAGTCAAAGCTAAAAGCTATGGCAGAGGTTTTAGGTTATGCAGGGAGTGAGATATTTCCAAAACAAACAGAGATATTAGTTGAACGTGGTGACACAGGTAATTTTTTAAATCTACCTTATCATGGGGGTATAGAAAGTAAAAGACACACATTTAAAGCTGGCGGTGAAGCGGCTAGTTTAGAATCATTCTATTCTATATATGATGAGTGGGTACAGACAAAAGAACAAATAGAAAATATTGTTGTCAAACAAAAAGCAGAAAGCAATGATGCTTTTAAAGACGGTCCTCCATGTTTAAACACTTTAGCACAAGATGGGTTTGGTGAAGGATCACGGAACAATGCACTATTTAATTTAGCAGTCTATCATAAACAAGCAAGCCCAGATAACTGGGAGGACATGTTAATGTCTGACAATCAAAACTATATGAACCCACCTTTGTCTTTTCAAGAGGTGCAGAATTTAATTAAATCTATTGGTAAAAAAGGTTACGACAAATATAGGTGTAAAGAACAACCAATATGTGGTGTATGTAATGCTGCTAAGTGTAGAACTAAAAAATTTGGTGTCGGGTTTGAAGAAGAGCAGATGCCAGAGCTAGATACACTTACAAAAATAACATCTAATCCGCCACAATGGTTTTTAAATGTTGGAGGCAAACGTGTAGAGTTAAAAACAGAGCAGCTACACAATCCTAATTTGTTTGCAATAGCAGTCTTGGATCAAGCAAACGTGGTGTCACCAATACCAAAGGCGCAAGACTGGAGAGAGGTTTATCTAAAAACTTTGATGCAGAACTTACAAGAGATAGAACCACTAGAGTCATTAGATCCAATAAACCAGATAGTAAATTTATTGTATGACTTTACAGTCAACAGACCTGCCGCAAGAACAAAGGAAGATATGTTAAACAAGATGTCCTGGACTGATGAGGGTTACACATATTTTAGAATGGATGACTTTTATTCTTTTTGTAAACGAAACAATTGGGAAATGGATAAAATTAAAACAGGTAATTTAATTAAGACACTTAAAGATATTTTTGAAGACGAGATTAGAATGACTCTAAAGAACCAAACACCAAGAGTTATAAAGATAAAAGCGATGAGAAAAACAAAACCGGAGATAAGCCAAGAGAAATATCAGGAGACGCCTTTTTAATGAAAGCTAAACAAGTCGAATACAACAATATAAAATTTAGAAGCATATTAGAGTGTAGACACTACATGTTGATGGTAGAGATGTTTCGGTGGAAAGTTGAGTATGAACCAGTTGTTGAGGGTTTATACGGTTGGTTACCTGATTTTTTAATTAGGGCTAATTCTATGGAGGGGAAAGATAGACCAACCGAAAAGCCTATGTGTGATATTTTAGTTGAGGTTAAACCCATCAGGGACTTTGAAGAGTGGATAAGTCATCCTGACTTTAATAAAATAAAAAAAAGTGGTATTGAAAAAACTATAGTTCCATATGATTTTTTAGTTATAGGTGCCACTCCTTTTTTAGAAGACCAAGATCATAAACCTGCATATGGTTTTTATTGTCCATTAGGAACATACAGAAAAATGAATAACAAAAAACCGTTTACCGCGGATATGGCATATGAAAAAGACATGTATTCAATTGACAAAGAGGGCCCTTTTTCAACAGATTTGATTATGAAAGAGATTGATAAAAACTTTTTAGAGCTCCATGAAACAAATTTTTTAAATGATACTAGTTTATATCCAGCTGGTTTAGAATATGGCGATTTTAAAATGCATAACTATTATGTTGATATAAGTTCTGCGTGTAAAAATAATAATTTTTATAATGCACGATATAAGGGAAGCTCAAGATTTTGTATTGAACAGAGCTGGAACGAAATATCATCAGAAAAAAGGTGGAGTCCAATTAAATGAAAACAATAATACTAGGGCCACCGGGCACAGGCAAGACAACAACGCTGCTAGATTTAGTGGACGACTTTTTACGATCAGGCACAGATATAAAAAAGATAGGATATTTTTCTTTTACAAAGAAAGCTGCGTGGGAGGCAACACGTAGAGCAGAAGAAAAGTTTATGTTGGACTATAAAGACATACCATACTTTAGAACACTACACTCATTGGCGTTTAGAATGTTAGGTGCAAAGAAAGAAACTGTAATGGATCATGCAGACTACAGAGACTTTGGTTTGAAATGTGGCATACCAATCAAGACAGCTTGGTACCAAGATGGCAATGGCACATTTAATTCTGACAATGAGTATCTACGTTTGATAAACAAGGCACGAGTTTTAGAGATGCCTGTCTTGGATCTGTACGACAGAAACGAGCACAGTATGGACATAGAGCGAGATCTATTATATCTTTTAGATCAAGAACTTAAACGATACAAAGAAGAAAAAGGACTTATCGACTACAATGACATGGTTGTTAAATTTACGGAACAAAACATATCACCGTCTTTCGATGTACTATTTATCGATGAGGCGCAAGATCTCTCTCCACTACAATGGAGAATGGTTAGAACGTTATGGAGCAAAGCAGACAAGACATATATTGCCGGTGATGATGACCAGGCTATTTTTAAATGGGCTGGTGCTGATGTTGATACTTTTATTGCACTTAAAGAAGAAGTAGATTACGTCGACACATTAAATCAATCTTACAGAATACCTGGTGGACCGATACATGAATTGTCACAACGGATAATTAGAAATGTTTCTAACAGATACGATAAAGATTATTTACCAAGACAAGAGATGGGTGATCTTACAAGATACTCTGACGTCACACAGGTAGACATGTCACAAGGTGAGTGGCTGGTGTTGTCAACTGCCAATCACTTTTTAGATAACATAAAAGATTTATGTGAGTTGCAAGGTTGGTATTATTCACACAAAACAAAAAACTCTGTGAAACTAGATTTACTTCTTGCGATACAAACGTGGGAGAGATGGAGAAACGGTGAACAATTATTACCGGTTGGATCGATAAAAAATATTTATTCTTATCTTGGAGAAAGCGTAACCAAAGGTTATCAAAAAGGTAAAACAATGGACGAGAACGAAGAGGGTTATTACATTGAAGAGTGTCTCGAGAACCACGGATTACAAACACAAGACGTTTGGTACAAAGCGTTTGCAGGATTAGATACCAACACAGAAAACTACATTCGTAATATGTTAGCCAACAAAGAAAGTTTTAAACAAAACCCACGCATAACTTTATCAACAATACATGGAGCGAAGGGAGGTGAAGCTGATAATGTATTACTACTACCTGATATTACTAAGTCTGCTGCTGATCAAAATGACATCAACCCGGACGAGCTACATAGATTATTCTATGTTGCTGTGACACGTGCAAAGAAAGCTTTGCATATATTAGAACCAAGAAATTATGACAGGGCATACATGTTGTGAGATTTCATGAACACATAAAGGGTGACAAAGCAGAATACATAGCTGCAATGTGGTTATGGGATCAAGGATATTTAGTTTGTAGAAACATGTCACAACAAGGGCCAGTTGATCTGGTTGCGATAAAAGAACACGAAGTTATACTGATAGATGTAAAATCAGAATGCAGAAGAAAGAGAGACGGATACAAAATAAACAGATCACTAACACCAGTGCAAAAAGTTCTTGGTGTGAATATTTTAAATGTAAATGTAGAAACAGGAGAATGCACATATGTCTAACCCATACGACAATCAGGTCGGAGGCGACCATTACAAAAAATACCAGATACAGCCTAGCGAATTCATCAATAAAAACAAATTGTTATTTGCTGAAGGATCTGCTATAAAATATATTGTAAGACATCAAGATAAAGGAGGCAAAGAGAGCCTCGAGAAAGCGAAGCATTTTATCGATATGATAATCGAGAGAGA